CAAATAGAGTGTTAGATACTGAACCCTTGCCAGCAATGCTGGACATAAATGGAGTATCTGTTGGTGAAATATCATAGATTACATCAGACAAATCCTCACGGATTGCTGTTGCATCGTATGTCTTAAATTGCGTAGGCATTATCCTATCTCCTTAAAGCATATCATAAAAGACAGAAGCGGCATCATGTTGTTTACCTGACTTCTGTAACCTTGCACGCTTTTTCTTAATAGCTTCAGCAGCTACATCTTCCTTTGAATTTCCTCTTCCAGACTTTTGTACTTTAGGAACTTTCTTAACTGCTTTTTTCTTAGGAGCAACCTTTGTTGTTAGTTTATCATATTCCATAGCTTTTTTAATTATTAAAACACTACGGTGGTCTGCTAACTGGTTAATCTCTTCTGGTAAAAAGCCTACTGATTTTGCGTACTCTTGTACATCTTTCTTTACAGTAGATTCTTTGTCGTTCCACTCAGGTAAGGCTTTTACTAATTTACTATACTCTTGTTGAACAAAATGTGCTCTTGCTTGTTGAGCTTGTTGAGCTTGTTCTTGTTGAACAAGGTTTTGTTGTTGTTGTATATTAGTAACTCTTTCCTGAGCATCTCTGTACTCGTCTTTCTTTATCATGTATTGATAAGGGTCTTCAGCTTTTAATGCTTCCCAATCAACGCTTTCAAACGGTTTCAGTTTGGCTGATTGTTGCTCTTGCAACATCTGTAAGCCATTTGCGTACATTTGCCTCTCTTGCTCTAGTTGCATACGCTCGGACTGAATTGCTTCTGTCTCCTTACGCTGCTCAGCTAGTGCCTGAGACTTACGAGTATAGTCAGCCTGCCTTTGGTATCCGTTCTTAAGTTCATCAATACCAACTTCTAATTCCTCTCCATCTACTTTAATAGTATACTTTAAGTCTTCTTCCGCTACTACATCAAACTCTTCTTCTTCGGCTACCTCTTCTTCGGTTTCTTCTTCAGCTTGTCCTTCTTCTTCTAATTCAGGGGCTTCTTCTTCTACCTCTTCAGCTTCCTCTGTTTCCTCTACCACTTCCTCGTCAACAGGGGTATCGGTTTCCTCGCTTGCGGTTTGCTCTTGTGAGTCCCACATATTAAGGATTTGGTTTGCAGCATCTTCTGCTGAACCTTCTCTTACTCTTTCAAATCTACCTTCTTGGGTGTTCTCTACAGAATCCATAGGTTATCTCCTCTACTGTGTTAAAAAATCTTCTTGCTCCCTTTCAGCAAGTTTGCCTGTCTCAAGTACTGAAGTTATGTGTTGATTAACTAAGTCCAGTGCTTTGATTGTTATGTACAATCTATCTCTTTCCACTTCCTCGGCAACCTTGGTATCAAGTAAGTATTGTACTAATGCTTCCTTGACTGTGGACAGAGCCTCTACATAAAGAGGATGTTCTAAAATTTGTTTAGCTTGGTCAGCCCTTGCTATCTCTTCTCCCTTTCCCATAATCAGTTCCCTATTTTAACTGCTCGTTCTTGTTCTCTTTCTAATACAAGCTCCTGTTGCTTAAGTGCAAGCTCTGCTTTCTTAATTTCAAGCTCTTGTGCTTTAATTTGCATCTCTACTTTAGCTTCTTGTGCTTTTAATTCTAAATTCTGTTGTGCTATTTGTGCATCAATTTGCATCTCTTGCTGTTTAAGTTGAGACTCTGCTTGTATTTTTTGTAGCTTAATTTTTATTTCTTCGGCTTTAAGCTGAGATTCCATTTGCTTAGCTTGTTCTTCTGGAGAAGGCCCTTGTTGCTGAGGTACATCTTCTTCTCCCGGGTCTTGTATAAAATCATCTACATTTTTCATACCCATAGCTTTTATTTGCTCAGCTACTAAATTATATACATGTTTTGGCTTAAGTAACATACCGGCTGCTGGGTGTCCAGCAATCATTTGTATTGTTTGTGACAACCTACCTAAATGCATTAGGTTCATATCTTTGTTACCAAATCCTAATCCAACTTGTGCTACACAATCTACTTTTTCTTTCCACTCATGTGGGTATAGTGTAGTCCATTTGTTGTTTAGTCTTACAAGTTTTTCAGGTTTTTCGTACTTCTGTACTAACATGTAAACAGAGTTTGCTAAATCTTTCATACCAGTTTCAGCAAACACTCTAGCTATTAATTCTATTTTCTGCTGTGCAGCAGTCATAACTTGACCGACACCTGTAGCAGTTTGATGCGACTTTAACGCACCCTCAGATAGACCCATTGACTGCTTACTAACACCAGTTCGTTCTTCTCTAATGCTATCTAAATACCCTAGCATGTTAAAAGAATTCTGGTCTAGTTGTGGTGTTCCCAGAGGGTTAACAGCACCCGGTGTGCGTACTCTTACAATACCACCCGGTCTAGAAGTCATTAGGTCATCTAAATTTGCTTGACCTTCCACTACCTCGTATCGCCCATTATTTGTTAGGTACATGTTGTCTAACAAGTTACGCATTAGTGTAGTCTTAATGAGTTGAAGGTCGGAGATTAAGTCATAAATACTCAGACCGTAAAACTTATGAGGCATTGGTATAGGTGTAAGGGAGGAGAAGGGAACACTATCCACAGCCTCATTATCTAACAGTTCATCTCCAACCTTCGTTACTTTTCTTAGTTCAGCAATGCCATCGTTGTCAAAGTCAACACGCATGTAACATTCTGTAACCCAAATTCCATCATCAATGTCACCCTCTGGTGCATTGTCTTGTTCGTGTGAAAATCTAGATAATCTTTCAGCCTTATAGTCAGCTTCATCATTACTAAATATATTCTCTATTTTACTCTTAGGGTAGCCTTGTTGTATTAATTCGGACTTAGTTCTTTTTACCCTGTGTCCTACAAAACGAGCATCCTCTATTGTCTTGGCATACTTGTTTATTAAAAATTCTTCTGGTGGTACAACTTCTATACGAACTTGTCCATCCTCATATGTTCTATTAACAACAACATCATGAGTTACAGCTTGAGGTGCAAGAGCCATTTCATTCATGTTCTCTTCACCGCCATTAGCTGTGTGCTCTTTTACCTCGACATTGTCATCCATTAAGAGAGCAGTAAACTCTTCTTCTGTTAAGTTCTTATATTCTTCTCTTAATGTCTCACTACTGTCATCCCAATAGTGTTTGACTATACCATTTTTTTGTAGTAGTGCATCTTTAAACCACTGGTATATAATAGAAAATCCCGGGTTTTGTCTCATGATTACATAATTAACATAATCAGTAGACTGCTTTGCCATTTCTACATCTTCTGGTCCTTGTGGCTCAAACTGTACTACCTTATCCCCAGAAGTAAATATCTTCATAAGGCTTGGCATAATCCATTCAATTACATCGGCTACATCTCTTGTGACAATTTGTGAACGACCTTCTTGCTCATTACCATACTTCTTACCATAGTAACGGTCTAATGCATCGGAGCGTTGTTCTGTTAGCTTTCCGTCTTTGTATCCTAAAGCAGACTGTATCTCTTGCTCTAGGTGAGCAGATAGCTCACGCTTTGTCATTTTTGCCATAAATTATTTACCTTTATTTATAGGGTATGTTGTTTCTTTTTTAGGTGGCGGATTACTGCTGACTGCCTTCATTATTTCTTTTAGGTCTTTAATGTCTTGTGCCATTTCTATTAATTTGTTTTCTAACCACTTTGGGTTCATTGGCATATACTTCTCCTTATACTATCCAACTTAAATCAGTCTCAGGGAGTTCCCTTCCCCAGACACTATCATTACCTGTAAACACTACATCTGTTACACATAAGTAACGAAATGCATCACTGGCATGTGAAGTCCAGTCATGGACTGGTCTTTGCGACCATATCTTTTTCTTATCATCATAACTACTTCTATATTGTAGTAATGCTTCTAAACCTTTCTTGGTTTTTTCTTCATCAAACCAACACTTGTTTAAATAAGTTCTAGTCGTATCAATACCATCCATAACCTTTAACTTAGGTGCTACTTGAAAGTCTATGCCTAGGTCAAATGCTAGGTCTCGTCTTGACTTACCAGTAGAAAATTCTCTAACTACTATATCATGTGGTGCTATGTGTGCACCATAATGGTAGCCTTTTTGATTAAGTACATCTATATAGTAAGGCAGTCCTTCGTTTGAACCTTCAAAATAATCTATAACGTGTACTGCTTTTCCTACAAACTGACAGAACCAAATAGAAGTTGCATCTGAAACACCGAGGTCCCAGCTTGTTACTACTTGTTTAGACGGGTCATAAGGGACTTTCCCCACTCGGTCTTCTTCATAAGCAGTTTCAATCTCTTTAGCATAATACGCACCTCTAAGTGCAGCAGACCAAGAACACTCGTATTCTTGTTCAAATTCAGTCTCTGCCATATCTTGCTTCGCAAGTTCCAATTCCTCATCATCTAATATTCCTGTTTCACTCGCCTTGTATAAGAATCTGGCCCATCCCTTCTTCTCTGGGGCAGAGTGGTATAAATCATAAAATTCGTTTTTCCCTTTAGGTGTACCAATAAATATGGCATAACCTTTCCTATCTGAGAGTGCCGGCCTTATAACCTCTGAGAACATCTTAGGGTTCATCTGGGCATACTCATCTAATACTACACCGTCAAGATAAATTCCACGGAGAGTGTCATAGTTATCAGCTCCGTACAGTTGTATCCTAGCTCCCATGAAGTCAGCTCTTAGTTCCGCTTCATTAAACTTAA